CGTTGGTTTCTTGACCTCGTCTAACACTTCTTTTTTGTAATTACTTATAGCCTCATCCACAGTTTGCTTAGTTCGTATGCTAATATACTGTTGTTCTATTCCTATCAAGTAACCCAGTATGATCCAGTTCAATGGTTTCCAAGGAGTCTTCAGACTCTTGTAGATACGTCTAAAACGATCTAGTTTTAACTTAGGCATATATCATGTATAATACGTAATATCACTATCTAATTATTACAGTTCGTTTACTTAGATAGAGAGAGGTGCTTTAAAGTAATATCATTAACGGATATTAAAGTAAAGAGGAGGTTGTGTCTCCCCTTTACAGAGAAAGAAGTCCACCCTTCTCCTTCCCCCTCTTATTCCGACCTCTGCCTAAGTCCAGGTGGGGACTGAGTTCCCGTCAACGTTACCTTGGGCTTGTTGTCTTTGGTTTACATCCATCCCTAACACTAGATGATTAGCACTTGACTGTGGGTCATCTAGGAAAGCTTGTAGTATGTCATCCCACTCTTCACGTTTACGTAGTTTAATCTGTTCGAGAGCTGAAATAGATAATGCATCGGTAAAGTATTTAACGCCTTGAGCTAGACAGTCTATTCTGTCATCATGTCTCACTGCAAACTTCATACGACACATACGACTCATCTGGTAAAAGAGCATATAGAGGAGCCTACTTTCAGGTGCACTGTCTTTGTTCGAGCTGTAATCCCACTCAATAACCCCACGGTCAACAATAAGACGATGCTGGTTAAGAATAGGTTCAAGCGAGTCAATGATTCTGTCTTCCTTCCGAACATTTGCACGAACCTCATCAATAAGAATCTGTTGTTTTGTTTGTTGTATATGTTTTTTAAATAATTCACTTACGATACCATCTCCGAAGTTTGTTTCGATAACCAATGTTGTAACGTTATATTTTTTGCAACCTTTAAGGATATCGAGCAAGGTATTATCACTGTACCCATCTCTGTATGCTCGCATTTCATGCAAATAGAGGAACCCGTTTTTTTGGGATATATAGGCAGCAGCAGTTTCATCTGTTCCTCGCCCTGATGGGTCAACGGAGCAGATTGTTTCATCATACTCTGTCCATTCTCCTTGCAGTTGCATAGGCGAATAGAAATAATCTCCTGGAAGTCCAACGGTAGGTAAGTCTTTAAGGACGTTTCTGGGATCGGAGCACCATATGACATTGTCGGGTGCTTTAGTAGGATTAACACTAGTAACAATGAGGTCAGCCATTTTAAGAGGGAACTTCTCAGCGTCACTAAGAGTTGTGTCAAGTTGGAACTGTAGCATAAAGTTACTACGTCCCATTGCTGCTTCTCTTTGTAGGAGATCCTCGTCACTAAATCTGTCTGGATCTGTGCAGTCTCCAGCTGTTGCTCCATTGTCAATGTCTTCCTGTAGTTGTGGTGCTAGTAGTCCCTCGTATGGCGTTGAATCTTTAGGAAAACGAGCTGGCCATACAAAGGGACGGTAGTTCCGTTCAGCAAGTTTTCTATATACTGTGAAAGTAGTCTGGGGTGTTCCCAGATACATAATGCGACTATCATCATTAGGTGTAAGAATAGATTCGGCTTCAGTACAGAGCTGTAAAAGTTTCTCTCTCATCAGTTCTGTCATACTATTTCCTGGTACTTCTATATCATCTAGAATCATGAGGTCAGCTCTTGATCCAGTTAACTGACCAGTAATACCTACAGACTTAACTGAGGGTGCCTGGTGAGGTGCACAGTTAACATCAAATGATATACGTGACCAACGTGCATCATCACTTTTAGGCTGTAGATGCTTGAGCCACTGTGTCTCTATAATTAGTTTTTGTAAAAATATAGACATGTTATCTGCTCTTTCTTTAGATGCAGATATAATCATTATCTTTTTTTCTGGATCTTTGAACAAGGTCCATAACACAAAAGCACCAGTAATCCAAGATTTACCAACACCTCGAAAAGCTTGAATCTGGAGTCTCTTGGGTCCTGATTGTAAGTAGTCTGCGATGGCATATTGTGCTCTAGTAGGTTGGGGTAGATCAAGCTGGTCCCACAAAGCTTGCAGAAACAGCTTGAAATCGCCCTGTAAGGCGGTTAAAACGTCACTCATATGCAATATGATCTAATATTCTTTTCTCTCGCTGTGGGATGTGTCCAAACGTGCTACGCATCCAATACAGCCAGTTCATACTACCTTTATCCTGATTACATTTTCTACATGCGGGTACAAGATTTGATTGTAAATCTTCTCCGCCAAGTGTTCTAGGCTTGACATGGTCAAGTGTAAGTTCGTGTAATTCATAATTTCCTCCGCAATAAACACATGTACAGTTGAAGTGCTCTTTAATAGCTCTTCTCCAGAGCCGTTTAGATTCTGAACTTGTCATGGTTATTAAGTTGTGTAAGTAATGTTCTGGACTAGGTAGTAAAGGGGTCATTTTTTAGTTCTGCTTTGTCTGTTTTTAGATCTGTGTTGTGGTCTGCCACTGGTTTTGCTGCCTTTATAGTGGGCTGCATCCATTTTGGAACCTTTTGGTATCTCTAACTTAGCTCGAAGCTTTTGTGCATTTTTAATAATGCTTTTACCCTTATCAGTTTTATTGTATTTAGTTTGCTGAACTAAACGTTTCTGTCTAGCTTTTTTATTTTTACGATAATATTCAGCGGTTTCTGCCATATAATCTCCTTTGAACTAGATCTGGGTCTACTTCAGGTAATACGTTTGCTAATTTTGCTAATGGGTTGCCTTCGTATGCAACACCGCTTATATCATTTGCTTTCAGCCAATCACAGGCTGCTTTTAAATCTTGGGTAGTTGCCTCACCACCCTTAACTCTATCTAAAAACTCTTGTGTGACCAACTGATGCAGTTCGTTAAACTGTGATTCAGTTGCTTTGTTCATTATTCTATGTCTAATCCTTTTTTGACCATAGCTAAAACTTTGTCATCAAGACTATTATCACTTTGCTCTACAAGTTTTTCTAGGATATCTACGATAAAAAATTTAAATTTATCGCTTTTTAAAAAAGTTAAAACGATTGGTTTTAGTAGTGCTAACATCTTTCTTTGGTAATAATGATTGTATAGGAACAATGTCGGAACATAATCCGTAAACTCTTGTTCCAGGGCGGATAGTAAAGCCCCTTTGCTGGAGTTCTGAGCATTTGAGGGCACGAACCAGCTCGTAATCTAAACGCATCTTCTCTTCTTGTCGTTTAGCTATATCTTTGCATTGTTTTAAACCCTCTCTGTCAAGTGGCACCATGAAATTTATTTGAAAACCCCAATTTTCATTTAGCTGATAGCTTGAAGGATACAGTTCTCGTGTATCTTCGTCTGCTGAGTAGGGGTTTACATGGTTACCCATATAGAAAGGACTAAAAGTCATTGTACTTCCATTACATTGTATGGATGGTCCATATGATTGTCTAGAAGACGCTCCATTGTTCTGGAATTGTATTGCCGAATTGGTCACATTTCCAGTCGCTGCGGCCACAGGGTTAGAGCTATTATTGACTTTTGGCTCTTCAGCTAGTACTGGACTTACTGAGAGAATACAGAGAGCGAGGTAGTTGTAGAGTTTATAGTGTAGTTTCTTGTTGTATCCCACTGCTCTACTACTCCAGCTGCTCTGGTTGTTACTTCTAAGTTCCAAGGTAATGTATTGTCAGTTACAGTAAATACAGCATCGCCTCCAGATATTCCAGCACTAGCTGCTGCTGATATATTACTACCACTCCAAGTATTTACGGCAGCTCCGAACACCTGACGCTGTTCTGTTTCGACAATTGTTTGAGTGGTAGTAGTTGTTGAGTTCATCGAGCCTGTAGTAAAGGCTGGAGTCACTACGTTTGCTCTAGCTATGCTGGGTGATAACAAGGCTAACAGAATGATAATTTTTTTCATTGTTTTGGTTTATCTTCTTTTGACTTTTTGTTACCTGTAGACAGCCCGAATGTTGCGAGTGCCCCCGTAAAAATCGAGGCTACAAAAGTGATATCAGCTGACGCATTTGTTTTTTTGACCATAGGAAGTTCAACATAATTAAGAGTAATTATAAATCCACTCCATATGACAACACCCAAACGGACTGCTGCACCAAGAACTGCCATCTGTTCATCATGGTCGTCTACATTTTCTTTTAGTTTTTTTAGGAAACTTTTGGGTTGCCCTTTGATGACCTTATCTTCTTCCATGCTGTTTTTAGTATAGGTTTCATTGCAGTTACAACCCACTTAAAGGCTGCTGTTGCTGTTAGTGTTGCAGCTACAGAAACGACTGCTGTAGTAGAAGCCGTTATAAGTATTTCGTTTTCTGGTAAAGGCATTTTGACATCAATAATAGGTATATCAATTTGCCTTATGCCAGTGGGTGCTTCTTCTGTAGCTTCTGGTTGTGTACCCTCTGGTTCTCTAAGATCACTTGGAGGTACAACTAAGGGTACATAACTAGGAACGTCAGCTGTTGGTAAAGGTATAGATATTGTTTCTATCTTTTCTACGTTGGGGAGCTTGATTCTTGGTAAGCTTTCCATGCGTCTTTTACTTCTTGTGTCCAAACCACATTACAAATAGTTTGAACTTCTGTTGGTTCTTTTGTTATATCTGTATCTGGATGTAGTACATATCTTTCAAAAGATCTTGTTAGTTCTTTGTCATTTTTTTTTATGACTGTTGCTTTGCGGATTTGCACCGCTTTGTATTGACCGACAACTTCTATCTTGTCGTATTCTATTGATTCGCTTAATGCCATTAAAGTTAATCTCCAATTATTTGTTTATGCAGCTTGATATGTTCCAGCAAGCATCATATAAAAATTACTTGATTTCCATGTTGCATAGTCATAACTACCGCTTCCGAATCTAGTACCAATCATATAATTATTATTAGGAGTTATATAAAAACTACCAGTATTAGTATTATCAAAGGCGTTTGAATGAGCAGCCGTAGTGTTTGAACCATAACTGTCATTAGCAGCAGTATAAGGTAGTCCATCAATTCTTGCATAAGTACCTTGAGCGTTTGCGGTTACAGTAACATTACTAAAATAACACTTGAAATATACAAGACGACCTATTTTAGTATAAGTTGCACCTTCTATAGACCCACTGTAACTGGCTTGTCGCCATGCACCACTCCAATATCCATGTGGGTTAGGTGTCCAAGTACCTTCTTCATAGTCGTCAAGTGCGTTGGCTGCTGCGGTGTCTCCGTTAAAGGTTAAACCTCCACCAGCTAAAATACGCATACGTTCTGTATTATTAGTAGCAAATCGTAGGTAATTATTTTCAGATTGCCATACAATTAATCCTTCATTTCCATCTATACCAACTTGACCTCCATCACTAGTAGAAATTCCAGTACTGCTATTACTAAAATGAATATAATTATTGCCCGAAGTCGATTCATATAAATGTAGTTTACTTGCTGGACTTGATGTCCCAATTCCAACCTTGCCTCCATTAAAAAAAGTAGCTCCTTCACTTGCACCATCACCAGCTACAATCCTTACTTTTTGTTGGTCAGAAGAGTTATATAAAGATAACTGTGCTGATTGACTATTTCCTGTTTCACCAAAGAAATAACGATTACCTCCATCAGGTGCTCGAACATATAACAAACCATTCGAATCAAACAATAGTTGTGATTCACCTTGTATTGTGTTAGCAGAACCAGTACCAGTTAGTATTCTATTATCTGCGTTGTTGTTTATTGTTGTACCACTAATACCTGTAAGGTTTGATCCGTCAATAGCAGGCAATGCACCAGTTAATTGTGCTGCGGGAATTGTTCCTGTACATGTGATGTTTCCTGTTACGTCAATACCAGAACTAAAGTCAACATTGCTTGCAAAGGTTGTTGTTCCATTAGAAGCAATAACCATTCTATTAGCATCATTTGTTTGATCTTTAAGAGTAAAGACACCAGAATTTACTGTCATTCTGTAATCAGGATTTCCGTCAGTATCAGTAAAATTAATTACTGGAATTGTTGCAGAAATATTAACCCCTGCACCTTGCAAACTAGCAGTTGTAGTTATATTCTGAGAACCAAAATCAGGAGAAATCTTTGTACCAGCTATTGCTGCATCACTAACAACTTTGGCATTATTTATTGCACCATCTACAATCTTAGCATTACTAACTGCACCGTTCGCAATCTTAGCTGTAGTCACACCACCGTCTGCTAATGCACCAGTAATGTATAGTATACCATTCATTGCAGCATGACTGGTACACTGATAATATAAAACATCAGGGGCATCGTGTTGTACTTCTACAATAACTGTACCACTACCAGCGTTGTTAGTGACGCCAGTGTTGTATGCAGTACCGCTTGCTCCAGATGTGCTTTGTATACGTATAGGATGACCGCCTGAGCCATTCTCAAATCTATACGTTTTACCTCTTGTAAGGTAAAGGGTAGGGTTGTTGACAGTGCCATTCAACCCTTCTCCTTGAAATGTGTAGGCACTAGAACCATAAGCACCTATTGTAAAGACATGATCCAGAGCTATCTCATCTAGACCAGCCTTATTTATTTGTGTTAAACTCATTCTGGTTTAGGATATTTTGCTTTGACAGGATCGACTATATCTGCCTTCCACTTGTCTACACCGTTGTGATATATGTAATCAAGTTGTACTCCCATGCTTGGGTATTCCTTTGCTCTTTTCCATTTGTAATCTTCTTTAGATATTTCAACTCTCGCTGCGTCTACTAAAGATTGGTCAATGGTAAGTCTTTTATTATCTGCTGTCCAAACTCCCTCCAGATCACCACCATCACATATGTGATCTGCGTTAGGATAAGCTTTATATATTGCTTCGTGATCGTAACTCATGCGGCTACCTCCATAGCTGTAATTGATGATGCTGATCTTGGTATGGCTGTACTATTGTTGTCATGATGACATCGGTTTAAGTAAAGAGTGTTTGAGTTTACTATATTCCAATAAAGTCTGTAAGTGTGTACACCTGTACTTTGTGCATTATCTAAATAAGTACCAGCAACTTGTATCAATTCCCAAGGTGCATTATTAGCATGAAATTCATCACCACCAAACATAACTTGTGATCTGCTACCAGCTCCTCCTCCCTGATATACATAGTCAGTACTTCCACCACTTACACTTCTAAGAAGTCTAATCATTGGTTCTACCGATCCACTGGTTGCACCTAGTTTTAAATCTACTTGTATTAAAATTTTATTACTACTACTCTTAGGTGTAATAGCAACAGCTAAGTTACCAACTTGTACAGCGGAAGTTCCAGTTTTAGATGATGTATATGTATCAACTGTTTGTTTAACTTGTATTATTCTTCCAGAACCAGAGTTAGAACCATCTCCATAATAAATAGCCATTATGTTACCTCCGTTAGATTAAATTTGTACTTTTTACCAGAACGGTTATTTTTTAAGAACAAGTCTGATTCTCCTTCCTGTATTGT